CGTTTGGAGAGACTGATGAGTATGTCCGTGGATATGAAAGATATTACAAGGAGATGTTTGATTATTACCTCGTAAGAGAAAGTTTTAGTGGTAAAGAAGACCTTTTAAGCGAAGAGAGTTATGAACAGTATGTAGAGCAAACTGCGTGGTTAATTCAGGGGCAGGTATTTACAAATCCTGAACAGGCAGAAAAGGCTATGGTGCGTATGCAGGAGATGTATGCTAAAGTAGTTCAGGAAGCATCGGCTAAAGGACAAGAGAAACCTGAGCCTCCACAGGCAAGAGAAGTTTCTTACAAAGAGTTAATAGAAAATAAAACGATAGAAGTCATAGTTACTCCAACAACAAGGGTTCTGCAGTGCGTGGTAATGGGAGATAAGAAGTTATTCTCTCGTGTTCTTCCTACAGAGCACTATCCCGTAGTCCTTTTCATGAATATGCATACTCGTACCCCATTCCCCATGAGTGACGTAAGAATGGTGAAGAACTTACAGGAGTATATTAATAAGACACGTTCTTTAATTATTGCTCATGCTACGACAAGTACGAATACAAAGATTTTAATTCCTTCAGGAAGCGTTGATATGAGAGAGTTTGAGCAGAAGTGGGCTCAGCCTGGAGTAGCTATAGAGGTTGATTTCGATCAGGGACCACCTGTTCCAGTCCAGCCTATTCCACTTCCGAATGAGTTATATCAGAATGAGAATAATGCAAAGAATGATATTGACCATCAGCTTGGTTTATATGAAATGATGATGGGTAATTCATCAGTAGCTCCACATACATATAAAGCTACTGTTTCTCTTGATGAGTTTGGGCAGAGAAAGATAAAATCAAAACAAGCTGATATTGAGGCTGGGCTTACTCGGGCAGCAGAAATTGTAATACCAATGATGCAGCAGCTGTACAGAACAGAGAAGGTTGTGAGGATAGTCCAGCCTAATAATAGTATAACTGAGTATAGTGCGAATAAGCGGTTATTTGATGATAAGGGGATGGAGATAGATGTAATTAATGATATTGGTGTTGGTAAGTTCGATGTTATTGTCGTTACCGGCTCTACTCTCCCAACAAACCGCTATGCTCAGCTCGAAATGTACATGGATGCTTATGAGAAGGGTATTATAGATAGGCAGGAAGTCCTGAAGAAAACAGAGGTATTCGATCTTGAAGGAGTTCTTCAACGTACAGATATAATTGCTAAGCTGCAGCAGCAGATGCAAGCAGCACAGGAGACAATAAAAGACTTACAAGGCGACCTGCAAACGCGTGAGCGCGAAGCGTATCATGCCAAGCAGCAAGCAAAGCTGGCAAAGTTCGATGCATCGCTTGATAAGACGACAAACAAGGCACAAGCTGCCGGTACCGTCTTTGAGAAACGTTTGGACGATGCCATGGGTCAAATACAAGGTGAGGTCAGACAGGCCTCTAAACCGGAGACACCCTCTAAGACCCGTAGAGGTTCTTCAAAGTAGAAGGAGTTAATCATGGCAGAAATAGATACCCAGCGTCTTGATGGTAGTGAAGTGCCGCAAGAACCTGGCTCTATCGTTAATGATATAATTCTTCATGGAACTGCTGCACCTGAAGAGTCAGCAGCCTTTGGTTCAACTGAAGTGGCCGCGAATGAAGAAGAAGTTCGTGCACCCGTGGAGGAAACCACCTCTCAAGAGGTAGTGGATAACGATCAAACCCGATACCAATACCAACAGTCTCGTGCAGATAAGATGCTGAATGAGAATAACCAGCTTAAAGAGCAAAACAATGTCCTGCAACAGCAGATGACAACGCTCTTTGAGAAGGTTCAGCCTCAAGCAGCACCATCTGAAGAACCTGTTGAGGAGGTAAGGGAAGAGTTTCCACCGCCACCTGAGAGACCGCAAAGACCATCTGGATTCAATCGTGAGGAAGCATACACTGACCCGAGCTCGGCTAGTGCACGACACCTCGAAGATACAGAAAGATGGAGAGACAATATGGATGAATATAACGGCTTACGGACAGAATATCTCCAGGCTAGTATTGAATCTGAACGCGATGAGTTCAGACAAGAACGCCAGAATGAGATACAACGCCGGCAGGCTGATAGTGAAGCGCAAGAAGCCATTAATAGTGTTGCGGAACATCTCCGTAGCAATTATCAAGCGGACGACACGCGGATCAATAAGTTCATCGAAGTAATGTCAGACCCATCCTCACTCACGGTAGATAACTTATGGAAGCTCTTTGCAATGGATGAAGGTAATGGGAATATGCAACCTCAACCTCAAACTTCAGCTCCCGCTAGCCGGGACTTTGAGCAGGTTAAAAGAGCATCCTCAATACCAAGTCCGATGGGAGTTCTTCCGTCTGCAAACGTGGATTCGTCCCCGAAGGCGGAAGAAGATAGGATAATAGATGAAATGGTGACGGACTATAAAAGTTCGAATCCATTCACATAACATAGACTAAAACGGAGGTAGCTCAAAATGGCAGACCAATATAGCATAACAGCTGGTGGTACCATGCAGTCGAGCTCAGTTGATCATTCACGCCGGATGTTTAATTTCGGTGAGAGGGTTGCTGAACTAGCTCCGGAGCAAACGCCGTTCTTCGTCTACCTATCAAAAGTTGCCAAAGCGTCTACTGACGACCCTGTTTTCAAGTTTCTTGAACAGCGTCACCAGTGGCAGCGTAGGAACTTTGATGCCAAAGGAGCAACAAGCTCCGCGTCTTATACTAAGGGTACAGAAGTCGCCAACATAATGAAGGTTGACGTGACGTATGATAAGTATGGACGTGTAGTTACTACTCCAGTGGTGCCACAGTTCTTGCTGAATGGCCAGGTTGTGATGATTCCGGATACGGCGGGAACTCTCCGTCATTTCCTTATCTCACAGAATCCTGACTTGACAGCTGATTCCAGTGCTGCCGCGCAAATAGACCTGACACCGTTGTTTACTGCAACGTGTGCTTTTGCTGACAATGCAAAAGGTCAGGTCGTTGGTTCAGCTTTTGCTGAAGGTGGAACCGACCCAGCGGGTTGGAAGGACGAGCTCTACGATAGAGAAGGATATTGCCAGATTTTCAAAACTGCAATTCCTCTCTTCTCCGGTACGACTCTTGCGACCAGATATCGTGGGAAACCTGATGAGTATAAACGTGTATGGTCTGAGAAGCTTATGGAGCACAAAATGGACATAGAGCATGCAATGCTTTATGGTTCAGGTGGTGCCGATGAGTCTGCAGCCGCTGGACCCCAGCGGTATTCATGGGGAATTCTTCCCTATACAGAGACTTATGGTAAAGTGAAAAACTTTACATATGCTTCCAGTTCTTACGACGATTTCGTTGACGCTATGGAGGATATTTTTGCTCCTGAATCCGGTAACTCCGGTCAGAAGCTAGTCCTCGCATCTAGGAAAGTTATTGCCTGGTTCCAGAAACTAGGTAGTGCTTCCTTCTTACATAACACAGTTGAGTTGGGCCAAATTACGGGTGGAGGCACCCCTACGGCCACTTCATATGGTGGAAACGGATTCCGCCTTGACTTGCAGAACATTAAAGGTGCTTTCGGCCATAATGTAATGCGGGTTAATACTGTGTTTGGTGATCTGCACTTTGTGCAGGAGCCTTTACTAAGAGGTGCGACGGAGAACTATTCTATCATGATTGACATGAAGAATGTTAAGTATCGTCCGCTAGCCGCTAACGGCGTAAGTCGTGACACGCATATCATCACAAACGTTCAGAATAATAACGTTGATGGACGGAAAGACATCATCTTGACCGAAGCCGGTCTTGAGATTGCTCTTCCAGAAACTCACGCTATTATGAAATGGGCGTAGTAAAGTAGTTAGTTGGGGGAGGCTTGTCCTCCCCCTTCTTACTCAAAGGAGAAAGAAATGGAAAAGATGGTTACAAGCAACACAGTTGGCGGACCCCATCAAAGTCCAAGTGTAAATGATGAAAGTAGGCGCATGGCCTATGATAAGAATAAAAAGAAGTCGAAGCCCAAGACTAAAAAGAAATAACAGGAGATAGTAATGGCAAGAAATTTAACAGATATAGCTCAGACCCTGAGTATCCTTACAGGTCGAGGTGGTTATGATTGGTGTGGCAATGGGTCTACAGTTAGTGATGATACGTATAGTTCGATCTGTGCAACCTTTACAACAGGTGGAACTGACTTTGTAACAGTCTCAGCTGTGTCTACTGATACAGATGTTTGGGATACTATTACAACAGAAGAAATTCCTATAGGAGTTACCATTTATGGGAGATGGAGTTCAGTTACTATTGGTTCATCTGATTATGCGATGGTTTACAGAGAATGGGTTGGCGATACTGTAGCTGACATCGACAATTATCCCGCTTCGTAATAGTGGCTAGTTTTAGTACTCAGGTACAGTTTTACGCTGGAGATACCTCAGGACAGACAACTGAGATAGTCCAGTGGTTACCAGATGCGGTAAAGGCTGTTGTTTCAAGAATTGAAGCAGCAAACCCTGGCTTGTTGCATATGTTCGCAGCTGAGACCGTATTAAATGCTACGGATGGTGTCTCTTTTGATACAACCGCAAAAGGAAGAATCCTTGACGTGCAGAGAGATTCTAAGAGGTGCTCACCGGTTTCACCCCAGTACAGGGCAAAGATTGGGGATAGTACGAGTATTTACTATGCTCCAGTTACTGACCCTAAATACTATATCCTCAATGGTACACTGACTGTTCTTCCTACTCCAACAAATGCTGCTCCTGCTCAAGTATCTTCTGTTGCATATGGTACGATCAGTGATGCAAATGCTACTATTGCTAGTTTTCCATCAGAATTTTATAAGCATGTTGTTTTATGGGTAGCCATGAATGTTATTCATTCTAAGCTAATAGATTTAAGAGTTGCTTTACCTACTGATCTTGATGCTGATACTACGGTATTTAATGCCTTGTCAGATGTTGATCTTTCAGGTATTTCTCTACCAACTTCACCTGCTGCTCCAAGTTATGGAAGTATCGCTGGATTTGGGCAAGCCCCTACATATACCAAGCCGACAATAGGTTTGTCAGCGGCTAGTCCAAATGTTGTGATCCCAGCATTTCCAAGTATTACAGATTTAGACCTGACAACAGATAATGCTTTAATTGATATTAATCCGGCCGGCTTGGATGCACCAGCCCTCTCCAGTGCACCAGCTGTGGCCGATCCAAGTGGCTCCGTGCCAACTTATACCCCTCCAAAGGTGGGCGGAGCCACAGAAGAATTGACAGTAACTATGGATGCTGGTGCAATTGGAACACAGGCGGATACCCTCGATTTTAGTAAGTGGTGGAATACACTCGCTGACATGATAGAGACTGAGGAAGACATTGAGTTAGCTCAGTCTCAGATGGC